CCCAATTATATGCTGTAATTCCAGTATCACCTACTGAAGATGGAGCTGTCCAACTTAATGTTTTAGTACTATTGTTCCATGCTATATCAGTTGGTGCATCAGGTGCAGCTAAATCTGTATGTGAATTTCCTCCTTTATTGTGAGTTACATATCCATTTACTAAATAGGTATCTTGTGCTTCTACATCTAAAGAAACTATTTCTACATCAGCTGCTTCAATTATAATTGATACTATTTCAACTTCGGTTAATACCGAATCTACTTCTTTTATGAGTTTATCACCAATTTCTAATCTTACTAATTCTTTAAATTTATATTTTCCAGATGATGCATCTTTTACTAACATTGGGTGTTCTGATGTACCCTTTATTTCACCATCATTTATATTATATATCTTATTACTGAATGAATATGTTACATTCACTACAGTTACATTTTTTTGAGTTTCTCCCAATGAATCAGATTCCCACTCTAAGAAGTTACTATCAGAATCTTCCGATAATCCACTTAGTGAGTATCCACTCAACACATCACCAGCACTTAAATCACCAACTTCTACAATTGTTCCATCTGATTTCATTATAGGTGAATCAGATACTAAACATAATGCTGCTGCGTTACCATCATATGAATCTACTGAATATATTGTTTTTGTTATTTCAACGTTATATCCACCTGCTGTATCAATATGGTCATTATACCCATCTGCAAATGTTACTCCTAATGTATGAGCAGTAGCTCCTATTAATACTCCTGAATTTGCCATATCTCCAGCAGTTAGTGTTATTGAACCACTACCAGCTGCTGCTTGTGAATAAGATGCTGATGTAAATATTGAAGTTCCTCCACCATCTTTTGTTACCGACCAATCAAAGTTTTTCTTTTGTTGTGATATTTTTGTAAATCTACCACCCGGATTTGTAAATCCTAATATATAATCTTCAGCGGTACTTTCAACAACATATGTAAATCCACTTGTTGTACCTACGGCATCTATTGCAAAAGCAGACATTGATATTGGGGTTGCCGTACTACCAGCAACAGTACCTAAAGCAAAAAATATATCAGTGGGGTG